GGAAGTCAGGACTATGACACGGTTGTCGACCTGTTCAGGGCCGCCGACGAGATGACACACGATTTTATTGATTTGACTGGAAACCGCGAATTTGAACAATGGGCTAGTTATTACCTGCACGCATCATCGGGAGAATTGGCCCAGAAAAAGATCAAAGAAGAAATGAAAGCCCGCATCCTGCACGCGATGATGAAGGTCGGGCCGGACCCTTTACGGATCACAACAGCCCACACGGGCAAGGTATCCGTTACCGTTAAATTCTCAACAAACGGCGCATTGAGAATGAAAGTACTTGAAGCCGTAACCACAACCGATCAACTTGATCAACTCGTACCGTAGGGAACATCATGAACGCACAATCACCATCTACCTTGCCAATCGTATCGCGCATCAATACAGAATTGCGCCCAGCCCTTGAACGCCTGGCCCCCGAGCTTGCCAGCGTCCTGCCCGCCCACATAAGCCCCGAAAAGATGATCCGCATGGTCATCACGGCCGTACAGGATACCCCATCATTGATGGATTGCGAGCGCACAAGCCTTTTTCGCGCCGTCATGACTGCCGCCGTCTTGGGCCTTGAGGTCGACGCAAAGATCGGCCTTGCCTACATCCTACCCTTTTATGATCGCGGTACAAAACGCGCCCAATTTATTCCAGGATACAAGGGATATATCACACTAGCCCAGAATGCGGGATTTTACGTATCCGGCAATATTGTCCGCGCGGGCGATGATTTTGAGTTCGAATTTGGGACCAGTCAATTCATCCGGCACCGTGTCAAAGATCCGTTTGGCAATAACAGGGGCGAGATCGTCGGGGCCTATGCCATCGCCAAGAACCCGCAGGGGGTCGAGATATTTAAGGTCATGGGGCTTGAAGATATATTCAAAGCCAGGGCCGCCAGCGCGTCTTACAAGGCCTATGCCAAGGACCCAAGCAAAAAGACACCATGGATGGACAATCCAGCGCCCATGTATATTAAAACAGCCATACGCGCCCTGGCCCCGCAACTGCCCACCATGGTGCAACGGGCCGCCGCGATCGAAACACATCATGAAACAACCGGGCACGCCGCCTATATCGAGAAAGACGAAGGATCCGGCGCGATCGACGTGGTTTTTGAAAAAGAGATAACCGCCCCCCAAGGCGTTTATGATACATCAACCCAACCAGATCTTATGTCGGAGTTAAAATAATGGATAAACAAAATTTACAGAACCTTGTCACATGGGCACAAAATAACGCGTGGGTAATGAAAGTTGGAGAATATAACCCAGCCGATATGCACGCCCTACCCAAAGGAAAACTGATCGAGATATTCGACGCGCTTGAATATCTAGTGGGCCAATATGGTACTGCCCAAGCCATAGCGGCAATCGAGCCGATGAAAGAATTGAACCAAAGAGACCGGATCAAATATTTTCTTGTGCATCATCCAAAATCAACTTTGTCGGAGATTGCCAGCGCGATCGGCAATAAATCTGTGGCCAATGTCCAAAAGACTATCAACAGCATGATCAAAGAAGGCATTGTCAACAAGTACGATGACGGCACTTTTACGGTAACATTGCTTTTATCAGAGGTGTAAAATGTTTGGACCTATAAAAAGTTTATTAAAACTACAAAAGGCGGCAAGTAATCAACCAACAAGAAAACGTTTAAATTTAAATGATTTTCTTGAAGGCGGTTATTCTATTGAAGGAATAGGATTAATGTGTCTTGCCTGTGCAATTCTAAAAATGCACCATATTACAGACAGATTGCCAGACGGCGTAAAAATAGATTTCTATAAGGAGAATTTTCGAATAACAAAATATTATCATTATACCGATAATTTTTTTAAAGATTTATTAAATATATCGGCAGAACTTGATAAATTGATAGATTTCGAAAACACAAAAAACGCCGTCAAAGAGGCAAAAATTAAAGATTGGAAAAATAGAAAATGAAAAACTTTAACACTGACACACCAAGCGGGACATTTTTTGCCGTTTATTCTGATCTATCTGCGGCGCATCTATTTACATCTTTTGGTTGTGGGGCGTTTATGGAATGTAATGACATGAACTATATACCTAATGCGGAATGGTTTATTGAAGCTGGGTATGTTTGGTTTTTTAATGTTGATGATATGTATTCTAAAATGGCTATGGAGGATTATAATGAAAAACTTTAACGAAGAACGCATTGAGATCATTTTAATAATTGCCGGGGCATTCCTTGGAACGTATTTATTTATGATGGCCCTTATGGCCATCTTGAATGGTCTTTATACCATCATGAATTAAAGACAAACGGCCCTTTATTGGGCCGTTTTCTTTATAAAACTTTGACAGGCAATCAATTGGAGCCTGTACCTTTCGGCATCTCCGGCGTAATCGTATAGGGTGCCAGAATTGACCCCATCCGTCCGACCATATCCTGGTCCTTGGGCGGCCGCATCACATCGGCAGGAGGCACCGGAAACTGGCACACATGACCGCACGCGGTTAATGTCAGACAGCCGAGCATTAAGATCGGCAAGATTATTTTGGTATTCATTTGACACCTCATAGGATATGTTTTGAGCCGCGCGGCAAGCCGCTTTTAATTGGGTCTCTTGTGCCGACAACCGCGCCGACAGGACGACACTGTGCAGGAGATACGCAAAGACCAAGGCAACCCCGGCCCCTGCAATCACCTGCCAATATTTAAATGCCGTGAGCATCTTTCCGCCCCCTCATGACATCCGCGCCCTTACCGCCCAGATAACCCCCGACATAGGCCCCGAGGTAAAACCCGAGCATACCTTCAGACGGATTTGTCAAAAGAACATACGACGCAGGGAAAATTGATATGAAGCACAACAAACGGGTCATCGACAACATACCTTCATCTGCCTGAAAAAATTCTAAAGTTCGTTTCATAATACCCCCCTTAATAAGTCTGTAACCTCTTTTGCACGTTTTGGCGTTTGTTTCGCCCACTTACTCAAAAGGGCATTATCCGCCGCCGCGTGGTACTTCCCTTCCTTTATCATAGCTAAAGTTTTGACAAATTTCAAAACCCCTGATACCCCCATCTGATAACACATATTATGAACCGCCCTTTGAACGTGTTCAGGGTGAGTTTTTAACCACGGGATGACCGTGTTCACCTTGTCTACATTATCGTCCACATGGCGTTTTAACATTAAGGCGCATATGTCTTCTGGAATGCCGCCGCCCGCCTTCTGATCAATCAATGTCCCATATCCGATGGTCCAATATCCAAGACTGTCCTGGTATGCGTGCGGGACGAAGCCCTCATGACGTTTCAAATCATCCAACAGTTTGTTCTTGTCCATGTTTACACCTGCATAGTAAATACATTTGGCTTAGGTCGGCAATGTAAATTGCCGTATTTTTTTGAAAATAGGTAAATTAAAAGGGGCGAATTGCCCCTTTCTGAATTACATTCGTAACACGCGGCCGCATAATTAAAAAGAATATTTTTACCGCCTTTTGATTTTGGCGTTATATGCTCAATTGTGGCCGTCCGTTTTTTCCCTAATTTTAGGGTCATTTTTTCGGAACAATAACAGCAAAATCCGCATTGCTCATTAAATAAATTAACAATCGCGCCTTTTCTTTCTGTCATTATTTTATTCTTTATCCGCCTTCCCATCCAATTTTGCATCAATAGATTTCAGGTAATCTTTTATGTCACGTATATCATCTTTAATTTCATTCTTTTGATCGCGGATCTTGTCATTAAATTCGCGGTTTTGCTTTTCAATTGTTTCGGAAACTTCAATATATCTTTGCTCAAGTTGGGATAGGCGATTTTCCGTGTTTGCATACCATAATATTCCAGCAATCAAGATGCACACAGTCGTCGTCACGTGTCCAACGGAAACATGATTGTCAAACCTTAAAAAGGGATGTTTTTTCTTTGCCATTTTATGCCCATGCTCTTATTGTCAAAGTCCAATTTGCGTATGACATTCCGCTTGTGCCAAATGTAGCATTTAGTAAATCGACAGCACTAGAATTTGAGCTTGTTCTTAATCGAATATTTGTTGCATCGGAATAAATAACTGTACCTTGGGAATTTGCCGAGTCAGTGTAGCTTGACCAATAAACGCTATCACCAGCAGTGTACCCAAGCTCACCCGTGACACAAACAAGTTCAATCAATATCAATTTTGGTTTAACACCTAATCCATGGGCGTATGGTCCAAGATTTGAACCTGAAACCATTGTGATGCCTGTCTGCGTAAACTCTTTAGTGAATGGGCTTAAACTATTTACAGTCGTCCCACTGATGGATAATCCAGCCCCAAACGACATGGCGGCCATATCACCTGAAGACCCGCGCCCAGGGAATTGACCAGTGGCCAAAGGTAGATCGCTAGGGTCTCCTGTAGATGAGGCGGCACGTACTTTCACACTATTCCCGGCCATATCGGCCAGTTTTGTATTTGTAACCGTATTATCAGGAATGATTGTTTGCCAAGGGTTGTAAGTAACAGCCGTCGCACCAAGCGTTCCGCCAGTGTTTACCGTGCAAAGAAAATTTACATCCGCATATGTCGCGCCCTCTTGTACCGTGACTAATTGGGAAACAATCTCATTCCACGTATCACTATCCGTGGCCCGAGACCACGACCCGGGCCCCATGACATAAATACCGTTTTGCGAGGTTGTCGATTGTTGCCAGACTAAAACACGATTGCCACTTGCCCCAACAATTGTGTCGATTGTCTGTAATCCAGATAATATAATAT